AAAGACTTCTGATGTCAGCACTGCCGCTCGCGGCACTTCTATTACGGTTGATTCCGCGTCTTACACCGTGCGTGAGAATCGCCCTGTTGATGACGGTGTTTTTTCAGAACTACTATTGAGCAAGGTTTGACTTTGAGGTCATGAGCAGCGTCTTCAAGGTCAACACCAGAGCGAATTGGGCGGCATTAAATCCTGTGTTGCTTCCGGGTGAAGCCGCCATTGAGACGCAAACAAATAATCTCAAGATTGGAGATGGTGTTTCCACGTGGAGCAAACTCCCGTATTTTTCATCTCCTGGTTATTGGGGTTCGTTTTGGGATGAGACTTCGCAGACCGCAACTGCCAACACACCTACGTCGATTTATCTGCGGCAGCGTGACACAGGTAGTCGCGGTATTCGTGTTGTTTCAGATTCCCGCATAACGTTTGATCACGCTGGCATTTACAGCCTGACATTTTCAATTCAGTTCAGCAATACAGACACAAGCATTCACGACATCAATGTCTGGCTGAGAAAAAATGACAGTGGTGCTTCGGGTGATGTGCCAGCAAGTGATAGCAAATTCAGCATTATTTCAAGTCATGGTGGAACTGCTGGCAATGTGATTGGATGCGTCAATTTTGTATTGCCAGTGGTTACCAATGATTATTTGGAATTGATTTGGGCGACATCCAATGCGCAGGCATATATTCATGCTGAAGCCTCTCAGACCAGCCCATTTGCTCATCCGAGCATTCCCGGCGTGATCTGCACCGTCGTTCAAATCGCCTCTGCCTGATCATGGCTGACACACGCCGCGAGTTGATCCTTGCTCGCATTGCAAGCAACCTAAGCAGCATTACAGGTGCAACGGTTTACAGAAGCCGTGTGGAGCCTCTGGCACGTGGTGAAGTGCCTGCTGTCATTGTTGAGCCTGTCAACGATCAACCGATTGACACCAACTTTTACGACAAGTTGGATTGGACAATGAGAGTGCGAATTACAACGATTGTTCGTGCTGCTATCCCTGATGATGATTCAGACACCTACACACAACAAGTACATCAAAAACTGATGGCTGATCAAACAGTCAATGGTTATGCATTGGACTTGACGCCTGATCGCACTGATTTCAGTCTTTATGAAGCTGATGTTCCATTGGGTATTATTAGCCAAGACTTCCTTGTGCGTTATCGCACGAGTCGAACCTCATTAACTAGCGCCTGACATCATGGCTAAGATTGAAAAGGAAGTTCCCAGTCCCGGAGTGGGCGGCAGTTACTTGTTTGACCCCAAGTCTGGGAAACTTACACTGATCACAGAACCCGCCGCTCCTACTACCAATGGCCCTGACTCGGAAGAAGTTTCTGATTGCGAAGATTGAATCTACCTACAACACGGATCCTTCTCCTGTTGGTGGTTCAAATGCAATTCAAGTAACCAATCTTGAAATCACGCCTCTTGAGTCTGACAATGTTCAGGCTCCTACGTTGCAAGGATTTATTGGTAATAGCAGCCGTGCAACGCTGGTTGCCAACAAGCGCGTCAGCGTGACTTTTGATGTTGAGCTGTCTGGCTCTGGCACTGCTGGCACCGCTCCTGCCTTTGGCCCGCTCCTCAAAAGCTGCGGACTAAGCGAAACGATTGTTGCTTCTACTTCGGTGACCTATGCACCGGTAAGCAGCAGCTTTGATTCTGCAACTATTTACTGCTTCTACGACGGCACTCGCCACAAAATTACGGGTTCGCGTGGTTCGGTAAGTTTTAATTTCACTGCTGGTCAGTTTGCTGTTGCCAGCTTTAACTTCATCGGCATTTACAACGCACCCGACGGCACCGCTCTGTCCGGTTCGTTTACCGTGGCCAATCAAGCCGCTGCCCTTGAGGTGAACGATACAAACATGACCACTTCCACCTTCCATGGTGTGAGCGATGCATGCATTGAGTCGTTTGAACTGGCTTTGAACAACGATTTGATTTACAAGGAAACCACCTGCGGCAAGGAAGTATTTATTACCAACCGCGCTCCTGGTGGCACCGCTGTTCTTCAGGCTCCGGCAATTGGCACCACTGACTACTTTGCAAAAGCGGTGGGCATCACAACTGCTTCTAGCAGCATGGTGCTGGGTGCAACAGGTGGCAACATTGTCAGCCTGACTGCCGCCCAAACCGATATTACCGGAGTATCATACGGTGATACCAACGGTGTTATTTCGCTGTCGATGCCCTACCTGGCATTGCCTACCACCGCTGGAAACAACGAATTTGCGCTGGCGTTTACTTAAGTCTTATGGCCTTTGTTCTCAAGAAAGTTGCGTCTTACAAGTGGCCTGTAACGGTAGAAATACCTACCGATGGCGGCAAGTTTGAAAAACAAACATTTGACGCAACATTCAAAAGAATGAGCCGCTCGGCCTTCAATGGTCTTGTCGATAAAGGCGATGATGCCCTTGTTGATGGGATCCTTGAAGGCTGGGATGGAATCAAGGATGAAGATGGTAAAGACTTGCCGTTTACCCAGAAAAACAAAAAAGATCTTTGTGACGACCCTTATGTCATGAAGGCTTTGATTCAGGCGTATGCCGATAGCGTCACTGGGGCGCCAGCAAAAAACTAAAAGCCGCCGCCGAATACTGGGCCAAAGGCGGCGTCATAGACGAGCGTGAGGCTGACTTAAAAGCTCTTGGTGCAAGCGAGGAGCAAATTGCTGCTGCGCATTTAAAAAGTGCCGAGCAAGATTGTGAAATTTGGGAAGAAAATTGGGACACCGTCCTGATGTTTGTTCGCATGTCTACGCAGTGGCACACAAGCATGGCTGGAATGACCGGACTGATCTACCAGAGTTTGGAATGGCTCTGTAAGCTGTATTCAGTCAAGGATCCTGTTGCCATCTTTGAAGGCGTACAGGTGATGGAAATGGCTGCCTTAGCCGTTCTGAACGCAAAACGCAAATGAGCCAAACCACTGAGCTGATTCTAAGAATTAAGGAACAGGGCGGTGAACAGCTCACAAAGCTGTCTGGCAACTTTAAAAATCTTGGACAACAGGCAACTGCTGCAAATGTTAATTTCAAGGAAGTAAGTGCAGAATTAAGAAAAATTCAGCAAACTTCAGTCAATAGCATTAACAATCTCAAGGGCTATGCAAATGCATGGCGTGAAATTGCAAATAGCGTCGAGATAGGAACTGCTGAATTCAAACAAGCAAACGCAGAAGCAGCCAAACTTGAAGCTCAACTGAAAAAGGTACAGCCCGGTGGACGCGGCCGCCTTGCTGCTGGCGCACAAATAGCAGGCACAGTTGCTGGTGCAGGCGTATTTGGCGGTATTGAGGGTGCTGCTGGTGCGGGTATTGGCGCACTAATTGGCGGTGTTCCTGGTGCCATTACAGGTGGTGCCATTGGCGCCCAAGTGGGTCAATTTCGCCAAATGCTTAGCGGCACGGCCAGTTATGCGGCTGAAATCACAAAGCAACGCAAAGCCCTTCAGCTTGTCACCAAAGATTCTGGTGAGTATCAACGCGCCTTGGCATTTATTGATAAAACAAGTCGCGATCTTGCAATTCCGCAAGAAATTATTACTCGTCAATTTACGCAATTAACCGCATCCGTTAAAGGTGCTGGCGGCAATGTGCGTGATGCTGAAAAAGCATTTATTGGCGTTGCTTCAGGCATTCGAGGAACAGGTGGAAATCTTGAACAATTAGATTCCGCTTTGACTGCAACTTCGCAGGTATTTAGCAAAGGCAAGGTATCAGCAGAAGAATTGCGTCAGCAAATTGGCGAGCGTTTGCCCGGTGCGTTTAGTTTGTTTGCGCAATCAATTGACATGACGCCTCAAGAACTTGATAAAGCTCTTGAAAAGGGTCAAGTAAGTTTGCAAGATTTTCAACGTTTTGCAGAAAAATTATTTGCAGAATATGGCGAAAATGCAAAAATTATTGCTGATGGCCCAGACGCGGCCGGTGATCGTTTAAAAACTGCATTGTCACGTTTAAACGAAAGCGTTGGCAGTTTGCTTAAACCAATTGGCGCTTCATTTCAAAATGAATTTGCAAAAATTGTTCTTGCGATTGACGCGGGTATTCAAAAGTTAAATGAATTTCTTGGCTTGGGAAAAGGCAGGCAAGGTGAAATAAATCGTGTTCAATTTGAGTTAAATGCTACTGAAAAAAAAATTAAAGATATAAAAGCAGCATTGGAAGAAAAGCCCGGTATGGGCATGACGAAGCAATTAACGCTTGATCTTGCCACAATGCAAGGAAGGCAAGCTCGACAATTTGCGCGTTTGCAAGCATTGCTTGCTGCAGAATTAGCAACAAAAGTTGGCACTCAAGAACCACCAAGTAAATTGCCAGAAATTGATGCAAACGCTCCTGGACCTAAAGCAAAAAAAATTCCAATTATACGTTTAGCTGATTTAATAAATGTTTCGGAAGAAACCAATGCTTTAGCAAAAAAAGAATTGCGTTTAAATGAATTAATTACGCAAGCCAAAGAAAAAGGTTACAAATATGACGAGCAAGTACTTCCCTTGCTGGCCAACGCTTTGCAAGCCAACGCAAAGATTGCAATTTCAGAAGAAAAAATAAATGATTTGGTTGAAAATAAAGCTGAAATTTTAAAAAATGGAATGCCATTGCAAGAATACTTGACTCGTCTTGGTGTTGCGCAAACCGAAGCAGACACAGCCAGGACGCAGCGCAAAAGTGTATTTCAAAAATTGCAGCAAAGCGAATTTCAAATTGCAAAAGAAACATATGAAGCCGAAATATCTGCACGCCAAGAACTGGATGTTTTGGTTACCAATAACTTGATAAAATCAAAAATGTTGACCGAAGAAGAAAAGATGCAAATTGATATCAACAAAACCCTTGCAGATATAATTGGCCAATTTGCCGGAAAATTAACATCAACTGAATTACTAGAGGCAATTAGAAAAATTCGGCAATCAATGGAGGACCTTGCTAAATCGACACAAGGATTTGGAAATCAATTTGGCCGTGCTTTTGCTGATGTCGTCAAATCATCCGGTGATCTTGCGAAAAATCTTGGTTCTTCTTTAGGCAACGCATTCCTTGGCCTGACTGACATTATTACCAATTTTGTTAAAACCGGAAAATTAGAATTCTCCGAATTTGCCAGCTCCGTACTAGCTGATCTCGGCAAAATATTTATTCAATTCTCTTTAATTCAAACCTTAAAATCAATTTTTAGAGGCACGGGATTTGGTTCATTTTTGGGATTTGCAACAGGTGGTGTAATGACCAATAACGGCCCGTTGCCATTACGCCGTTATGCAAATGGTGGCATAGCCAATTCACCGCAAGTGGCGATGTTTGGCGAACGTGGGCCAGAAGCTTATGTGCCATTGCCCGATGGTCGCACCATTCCCGTTTCAATTAAAAAAGATCGCGCTTCTGCTTTGGATCGCTATCGCCCCATGGGTGGTACTACAACTGCCATGAGCAAAGAAGACGCAATGGCCGAAAGCGGCGCTGGTTTTGCTGCTGGAGCAATTGATGTTCGCTACACAGTTGAACGAATCAATCAAGTTGATTACGTCACCGCTGATCAGTTCCAACGTGGCATGACGCAAGCTGCTGCTCAAGGCGCCGCCCAAGGCGAACAACGTACGTTGAAGGCACTGCAAAACAATCGATCCACCCGTAGCCGTCTTGGTTTGCGCTGATGGAATTACGAATTGCTCAATACATGGGCTTGAGAAAGCCTGTCGTCACCAAGTCAGGTGATTTGTATTATTTCCAAAATTACTGGCTAAATAAATCTGCCAAGTTGACCATTCCTTTTGGCGGATCTGAAATCGAACAACCGCATGAATTTTTGCCGTTTGGTTTTTCTGGTATTGCCACTGATCGTCAGGGTGATTTAAAAGAAGCCAACCTTGTTGTACCAAACAATGAATTGACCAGAGGTTGGATTGATTTAATTGTGCGTGATCGTTGGTTTGTAACTGTTCGCACAATTATTCCTGAAAATGATACAACTCCGTCTGCGGCCAAGTCACAAATTTTGTTTACCTACATTGGTGTAATTACCACTGCTTCCTGGGACGAAACGGTTGTGACGGCAACGGTCAGTTCCGTGCTGGATGCAGTTGGCACTGACACTCCAACTAGGCGCATTACTCGTCAAATCGTGGGCAGTATTCCCACTACATCAAATGTCCAATTGCAGTGATCTGCTTGGGCTGAAATATGAATTAGGAGCAGACGGCGAAAATGGGGCGATTGACTGCATTCATTTGGTGTACAAGGCGCATAAATACCTAGGCATTAAAGATCCACCATTTACCAATGCTTGGTATGAATCCAGTTTTTTGCGGATCGCTCGTGATCTTTTGGCATGGGGAGATCGAATTGCCAGCCCCGTTTATGATGGCGATGTGGTTTTGCTCTCACAGGATCGGTCATTTTGCGTGACATGGAAGGGCGGAATTTTGTACATCAACCGATTCACCGAAAGGGTGGAGTGGTTACCGCTGGGCAGGTTGTACGAATCCCTCTGCTTCCATACGAACGTCAGCTCATCGACCTGCTGGGCATTTCGCGTGAAGAATACGAACAGTTCAGCCTTGAAGTAGCTAGGCGCAGCAAAGAACGCCCTGCTGAATACGCTCATATTCCAGATATTCAAAACGCAGCACCTCTTTTGGCTGCTGGTTATTTAGCGGCAACAGGTGCAGCGGCAGGCAAAAGCACAGCCGTTACCGCTGCTGTAGTCAGCCTTGCTATTGGTGCAGCCACAACAGCAGTTGCATATCTATTGACACCAAAACCAAAACCCCTTACGGCTTCTGCCATAGGCGGATTTGGTGGTTCATCTATTGAACTGGCGGGATTGACAGGTGCCGATCGTTTCACGCCTACCTCTGGCTTTGATTCACAGCAATCACTTGCTAATTACGGCTCAGCTATTCCGTTGATTTTTACGGATGGTGGCTTGTTGATTTCGCCACTTCTTGTTTGGAGTCGTGTCATCAGTCGCGGTAAATATCAAATTGCTGAGCTGCAATTTCTTGTTGGCCAAGGACCATTGCCAATTCGAACGGATTGGTCAACCGGAAGCGGCAAGTACGGAAATTTGTTCCTTGGTACAAACACTATTGACCCAAGTTCTAGTCAAGACTTTGCTTTTTACTATCGCGACGGCAGTGGTAATGACAATCGTTTTGGTCGCGAACATTTAAAAGCTGGTCAGCTTAATGCCACTGTTCCTTTGGCATTTACCGCGCCAACAAATGCTGGCGATGATGGCTTCGCTTTTTCGTCCACCTTTACGCCAACAAATCAATCGCAATTTGGCGTTTACAACGGAATTCCCAATGCCACCAACCTGCGCCTGAATTGGCAGGTGCTATCACAAAACACAAAAATCCCATTGCCAGAAAGGGATTACACGCCCCTTGATATGCGCAATTGGATTTCTGGCCCGCAAGCTGATCACGATGCAATGATCAATGCTGGCATGTCAGGAACTGGCACTAACTTTGCCCGTCGCATTGGAATTGTTGACGCAAAATATGCAACTGTTGAGCGTCTTATTTCAAGCACTGGTGGCACCAAGGCGACCATTTACAAAGGCGTTGAAGGTGATGAAGGGATTGGAACTGAAGTCAGAATTTTGATTGGCGCTGGAACTCAAAGCGATAAATTTGGCAGCATCAACTGGAACAAGCGAGATCCGTACCCCGTCAATCAGGGCAAAGACATTCAAAACATTTTGGATGGAGAGCATGCATCACACGACGATGCCATGCAAATGGGTGAACAATTTATGATTGGCACTGGGTTGTGGATGGTTGTCAAACGTGAATTGATTGGCGGAACTGGTGATGTTGTGTGGCAAAAGGGGCGAACAATTCGCGTGACATTGCGATGCATCAAAAGAGTTAGCGGTTACGACGAAACCGGCAAAATTGAATCGGTCAAATTTGGTGTTGCCAGGGAAGAGGCAATCAAAATTGAAATGCCGCCTTACGCAGGCACAACTGACGACAATGGCAACGCCACGTTTGTTGGCCTTAAGGCTGATGGGACAATTGACGAAAAACTTGTTCCCTTTGCACGTGAAACATTTGCAACAAAAGATCTGATTATTGATGAGGCATTTTTCCCGATTTGCAAAGCTTCTTTTGCAACGGTTCAAAATACTCGTCCTTGTGATGTCACTGAAATTGGCCTGAAGTCGCAGGTTTGGTTGCGGTTCAATAATTTGTGCAATTTTTCAACCATTCCATCGCCTGATGTTTTGAAGCGTGCTGATGCAGATGGCACGCAATATCAAACTGGTTACATGAATAAGTACGCCAAGCGCGTAAGTTTCTTTTCACTTGATATTCGTGATGCAGGTTCTGCGGCAGATGCCGAATGGAGTCCTTGTGGCAGAACATTTGCAATTCAAGGTGATACCCCCACTGATCTTTTTAATTACATTCGTGTTTATCACGGTACAACTCGTGCGCTGGAATTCCGCTTGCGTCCACGCACAAGTGCAGATGCTATTTATTTGAATAGTCCAGAGTGGAAAATTATTCTTCTTGATGCCAGCAAAGATGTGACGTATCCCTGGAGTCATACTGTTGACGGCCGGTCAATGGAGTTCATTACCAATGGCCGTGAAGTAACAAGTAAAGAGCTGTGGGGTCTGCAGGAAATGGGTGCGCCGTATTTGACAATTGAACGCATCCCAACTACTACACCTAAATCCGTTAGCTGGTCTGGCGCGTACCGGTTCCGCAGCGTCGGTGGTACGCCAACGGCCGAAGACATTAGCAAAGCTTGGCAATTCATGATTGCCTATCGCACACCTCGACCCAATGGTTTTGGTGCTGATGTGATGAGTCCTTCACCACTGGTCATGGATATCACAACCGGAGAAGGCAAAACTTTTTATGAGTTTTACGATCCCACAAAATTTCCGGTCACGACAGAAGCTGAAGTTCAAGAAGCTTATAAGCCTTCGGATTCAAATTATGTCCGCTTTAAGTTCAAACTTACCGTTGTCAATCGCGATGGCGTTAATCGCTGGGAATTGCTTTATGCAACCATTGAAGCCGCTGGTACTGGCTGGAAAATTGACGATCTTATTCCCAAAGGTTTGATTCAGGGCTACTACGCTGAGGCCAAAACCTTGGAGGCGATTTTCAAGGTTGCAACTGTTGTTGAGACTGAAGTCAAGCCACCTGTTTCCTCTACGCGTGTATTTGGCAAGTACACCGCAATTGCAGAAGTCAGCCAATACGCAAATGAAATTCAACGTAGTTGCGACAACAATCCAGAGCATCAAATTGTTTATGTAAACGAATCAATCAAGGATTCACCCGAAGCCAAATATCCGCGTTGTGCAATGGCCGGCTTGCGTTTGCGTTCTGGCCGCAGCTTTAACAGCCTTGATCAATTCAGAATTTTTGCACAAAAGGGAATCGAAACAACAACGCTGCCTCCATTGAGCGCAAGTAAGCCAGTAACAAGCTCAAAGTTATTGACAGACGTTGCAAATTATATGATTACCAATACGGAGACAGGCGCTGGTTTGCTTGCCGATGGATTGGTTGACGAAGATCAAATGCGAAACTGCGCAAAATTCTTGGTCAACAACCAATTTTATTACAACGATGTAATCACAGATCCAGTCAATATTCGTCAATTTTTAGGTCAAATTGCACCTTCAATGTTGTCTTCTGTGGTGGTGCGAAATGGTCGTTTTTCACTTGAACCAGCACTTCCAATTGATTCGGCCGGTGCCATTGTTTCGTCTACGCCGGTGCCAATCACGGCAATGTTTACTTCAGGCAATATTATTGAGGACACGTTCAACGTTGAATATTTAGGAGCGGAAGAGCGTAAAGATTTCACTGCTGTTGTCCGTTGGCGCAAGCATAACGAAAACGAATTTCCGCAATCTCGCACGATTGTTGCTTATTACAGTGACATCACAAATGAAGCCAATCGACCAATTGAAGAATTTGATTTGCGCTGGATTGAAAACGAAAATCACGCCAAGAAAGCAGCGCGTTATTTCCTGTCAATTCGTCGCAATGTCACCCATACCGTCCGCTTTAAAACAACCCCGCTGGCCAGTGTTTTGAATCCTGGCAGTTTTATTATTGTCAGCACTGATAGCAATCCATACACCCCCGTCAATAACGGCATCATTTTGAGTGACGGCACAATCATGAGTGCGTCAGATTTGACGGCCGGCACATTTGATATCTACTACTGGCAGCGTGGCGAGGATGGAGTGCGTGAAGGCTCAATGGTTGTAACAGCAGGCTCCGCTGCCGGCACATTTAAAACAGCAGCACCACGCAATGTAATTTTTGCAATTCGCTCTTCAGGCGTTCGCAATAACTGCTACTTGGTTGAGTCGATTAGCCTAGATGAAGACGGTATGGTTGATGTGACTGCAACCCATTTCCCGCTTGATTCGCTTGGCAAGAGTGTGATTGCCCAAGAGGTAACCAGCACTGGCGGCGTTTCAATTGTTGAGGAGGCGTTCTAATGGCTGACTTTCCAACCCTTGTTCCCAACCGCCGTAATTTTCAGCCTGGTGACTGGCCGATCAAGCGTTATACGTCTCAGAACGGATCTGAGATTCGTATTTTGCGTGGCAACTCTCGTGTAAATGCGACGCTGGAATTGACGTATGAAAATATTACTGATGAAGATGCAAACAAATTTTTGCAGCACTACCGAGAATCCCAAGGCACATATGGGACTTGGAAGTTTTCCGGTGATGGCAAAGCTCCGTTCAAGGGTTTTGATGCATCAACCAGTGAAATGGAAGCTGAGATATGGGGGTTGGCATGGCGTTATGACGAGTCTCCCAAGGTGACGCAAGTTAAAAAGGGTCGTAGCAGTGTTCAGATTTCACTGCGTGCTGTGACCTCACCAGTCGCAATCAAGTAATTTCATTACACTGATCAGAGGAGGTTCACGCCATGGCCAAAGCGTTTACTGGTAAAGACGGCAAGCTGGAGGTCGACGGCGTAAATGCCGGCAAGGTTGTCGATTGGCAATTTGAAGGGCAAAACGAGGTATTGGAATCGACGACATTAAACGATAGTTTTCGCAGTTACATCAGTGGAATTATTGGTTTCAGTGGATCAGCCACGCTGCTTTATTACGAAGATGGCGGCGTAAACAGCGCCAGCAGCTTGATCAACAAAGCTCGAAATGGCACTCAAGTTGTTTTGGTTTTGCGATTGGTCGATGGAGCAACAAATAAAGATATCAAGTTCAATGCTTTAATTAGCAGCTTTTCGATTGGTGTTTCAGTGGGCGATATTGTTCGCGCTAATTTTACATTTAACGTCACGGGTCCATTGACAGAGGTGACGATCTAATGACTATTTATCTTGGCAATTTTGGTTTAGTTGGACTGACGCGCAAAACATTTCAAAATGCGCAGTCATTTACCATTGCTGACTCCGAAGTCAATGTCGGCGAAAAGCGTTTCAAACTAAGCTTTGCCGATGGCACTGATGTTACTTCAGTGTTGATGACTGGTGATCGAATTACAATTACAAGGGTTGGCGCCGGCAATCTAGATTTTATCGCCGCATCTGGCTGGTCTACCGCTACAAAAGCACCAAGCGGATCTTGGTACATCCATGTTGACGAGCTGGGTTCAATAAGACTATTTTCAACACTTGCCTATGCCTTGACTGGTTTAAAGGCAAATGCAATTTCACTTGAAGCACTGGCGTCATCAATCAACGTCACAGTTCAACTTCAAAACAATCCCGAACGCTTGGTATGTCAAGTATCAGCTTATGAGTTAAATACAGCGCGTGAAGCTATTGATATTACAAGTTTGTCCGATTCTTTTAGGACGCAATATTCAAGCCTGCTTACTGGTAGTGGACGCTTGTCTGCACTTTGGGACTTTATTCAAGAAAGTGGCAACACCGAAGAAGTACCAAACTATTTATTGCAGTTAGCACTGCGCACTGAAATTGGCGGTGAGTTTACAGCACGCTTGTTTTTAAAACAGGAAAATACCGGTTCGGGGCCAGGATTAACAAACGAGTTGTATTACAGCTTTGATGGTGTGATTACAAATGCAGCAGTGCAAATGGCGCCAGGCACTGCAGTTGAAATGACAGTTGATTTTGTTACAACCGGCCCAATTCGTCTTCTGCTACCCACGCCGACAGATGAATTGCTCGTTGAGGGTGGCTTCAAACTGGTTGCCGAAGATGGCGTTACAAGCCTAGACCTTGAACTGCCTTTAGACTGACCTTACGGAGCGTTGGCGCAATGGCTGACAAGCGAATTTCAGATCTCAATAGCCTTGCGCAAGCTGATGTTGCGTCAGGTGATCTGCTGGCAATTGTCGATGTCAGCGCAAGTGAAACCAAAAAAACTACCGTATCGGCGTTGATTGGAGCTGCGGTCAGCTTGGTTGCTGATGGCACGATTCCAAGTGGCAAGATCACATTTGCCAGCGGTGCCATTGCTGCTGCTGCTCTTGCAACTGATTCTGTTGTTACCGCCAAAATTGCCGCTGATGCAGTAACTGCAGCAAAACTGGCTGATAACAGCGCGGTCATCGTCAATGCCACGGTGCCGGCCACCGGCGATTTTATTGGTCAGATTTGTATTGATACAGATTTACAAACTGCTCAATATTGGTCTGGTAGCGCATGGGTTGATTTTGCTGGCAACAGCGCAGTCATTACCGTCACTGGTTCGAGCAGCGAAATTGTCAACATCACGGCCACCAAAAGCGGCAATACCGTCACGCTGGCAACGACGCTGGACAACACCAGTGCAGCCAATCAATTCCTCGCTGGTCCGACTGGTGGTGCCGGTGCGCCTACTTATCGAGTAATTGCTGCAAGCGATATGCCTGCGGCCACCACCTCAGCACGCGGCTCCGTGCAGGTGGATGGTCAAGGGCTGCGGATGAACAGCAGCACCATCGAAATCGACAACGACGTTACTGCCGTCACCGATCTTGCCAACGGTGCCAAGGTCATCACCTACAACGCTAAGGGTCTTGTTACCGGCAGCCGCGCCCTCACCGCCAGCGATTACCCGATTGCCACCAGCTCCGTTGTTGGCGTGGTCCGTCCTGGAACTGGCCTGTCAGTTGATGGCGCCGGCACGCTTGACCACACCAATACGGCCACTGCTGGCACGTACACCAAAGTCACGATTGACACGCAAGGTCATGTGACCACGGGCGCCACGTTGGTTGGTGCTGACCTGCCTAACCACAGCGCCAGTTTGCTGACCAGCGGCACGTTGGATGTTGCCCGCATTGCGAGTAACACGGTCACCGGCGTCAAGCTGGCCAACAGCTCCACCGC